TACTCGACGCTACGGGACTTCTTCATGGATACAGCTTTAACTCTTGGAGTGATGTTGTAACCTACGACAATGCGTTCGTCGAAGAGTGGTTGGATTCTCCTCAAACCTCCCTTTACTATAGTTTACAAGTAATGGGTGATACTCAGGATAAGACAGATGCGTACGCAGCTCTTGATCAGGACGAAGTTGACGATTACTTGAAAGACATTTTAGATAATCCAGTAACTTGTGACTGTCAAGAATAATGAAAAAAGATCCTTATGAAAAACTCCTTAGTAGGAAAAGAAAATGGACTCCTGTTAAACCAACAGCCGGAGTCCTTAAATCTGGTGCAGAAGAAACCATCAGACGTGCTCTCGCAATACGTCATATGGAGTTACCAGTTGGTGAGTTCATTAAGGAAGGTCTTGAAAAGGACGTTCCCGAAAACGCTCGAAAATTATTAGAAGATAATGTAGTTGATGAAATACGTCACGATAAAGCATTACAATATATCGTAGATGCACATGGTGCAGATACAAAAGCAGAATACGAAGCTCTGAGGTTAAGAGATGCTTGGATTAATCACCCAGACCATACAATCACAAAAGCCTTGGTTGCAGAACGAGCTATATTCTTTGTTCTACTACCTTTCTTTAGGTTTACTGGTGATCCTGCTCTTAGAACAGTATCAGCTGATATTTCCAGAGATGAACAAATCCACGTTGCAACAAATAGCCTTGTATGTAGCGAGTTGGGTCTTGTTCCTAGTAATTCTTTGGACAAACTTCGTAAAGCCACTATTAATTGGATAATGCAGCCATTAGGTCGTAACTCCGATAAATATTTGGACAAAAATTTTTGGCTGGATTCCAGCGACCGCTTAATGTATGATGGGAAAGCTCCACAACTTTCTGAGACACAGGCGGCAAGGATGCCAGCATTCTTTGAACATTCTAATGTCAATCTCCCTCAATACTCTTAAGCTACACAACGAACGTGTAGATGAACTACTAAAAAAAGTAGAAGACAATTTTAAATGGCATCATGTCCATCCCAAAGAACCAATTGAATCAATCATGTATCGTGCTGGTCAAGCCAGCGTGGTAGAATATATTAAACAACTTATTAACGAGGAATAAATTATGTGTTTCGGAGGAGGTGGATCACCACCAGCACCAGAACCTATGACACCAGCTCCAGCATTAAAAACGCCAGCTCCGGTTAGAGATATACCAACACCTGAAAGAATAAAAGAGGAAACAGAAGATCCTAATATTATTACAGGTAAGAAACGTAAAAAATTAAAGGTCGATACAATACGTAAAGGCGTTAAGGTCTTTGATGCTATTGATCCGGGTATGAATACTGGTACACCTAACCAAGGTATACCTAATATTAAGTAAAGATTATGTGCATGTCAGCAAAAAACCGTTATTTCGGAACAGATATAATTGCGAAAGCAGATGCTGCTAACGCTGATCCAACAAAAACAGAATCTCCTATACCTGATTGGAAAAAAACTGGAGTAGATAGAATTGGAGATTTATATGCTAGGCGACAAAATGAAGATGCTAATGCTAATAGATCATCGTTATCAACTAACGATAGTAGAAGAGGTTAAATTATGTGTGCATTAGGAGGTCAGCAGCAAATGCCGAAGCCTTTAACTCGTGAAGAAATGATAGCGAAAACAGATAACCGTTTTGAAAATCCGGTTTCAGGAGTTTCCGCACCATCATGGAAACCAGACGCAGTTAAAGCAGAGAAGGCAGAGATTGCTGCAGAAGAAGCAGCCGCAAAAGCAGCCGAAAAATTAAGAGTCGATACAGCTGAAGTCACACCTAGAGGTGGCGGCGGTGGAGGTAGAAATAGTAGAAGTGGACTTGGTAAAAAAAGTAAGACATCTAACACCGATGCAACTCGCAGAGGTGGTAACAGAAAAAGAAGTAGTAGATCAAGAGGAGGTAGAGGAAGGTAATGAAAGCACGTGACAGATACACACAACTATCCAAAGGTAGATCACAGTTCCTTGATACCGCAGTTGAGTGTTCAAGATTAACGTTGCCTTATCTTATACAAGAAGATCTAAGTTCACGACCAACTCATCAGAAGTTACATACACCATGGCAATCAGTAGGTAGTAAGTGTGTTGTTAATTTAGCAGCAAAACTTATGCTCGCATTGCTACCACCACAGACAAGTTTTTTCAAACTACAAGTAAGAGATGACAAGTTAGGTGATGAGATACCAAGAGAAATAAGAAGTGAATTAGATTTATCATTCTCTAAAATGGAGAGAATGGTTATGGATTATATTAATGCCTCTAGTGATAGAGTGGTAGTACACCAAGCACTTAAACATTTAATTGTTAGTGGTAATGCATTAATATTTATGGGCAAAGAAGGTCTCAAAAACTATCCCTTAAATCGTTTCGTAATTAATCGTGACGGAAACGGAAATGTTTGTGAGATAATAACAAAGGAACTAATAAGTCGTAAGATTTTGGCAATGAACCTGCCAGAACCTTTACCTAACTCTCCCGGAGACGACGGTTACAAGACAGGTTCAGACGATCAAGACGTAGAAGTGTATACTTACGTCAGGCTCGATGATAATGGTAGATGGATATGGCATCAAGAAGCTCTGGATAGAATTATTCCCGGCAGCCGCAGTACAGCTCCAAAGAATACTTCTCCTTGGTTGACATTACGATTCAACACAGTAGATGGAGAAGATTATGGACGAGGTAGAGTTGAGGAATTCTTAGGAGATATTAGATCTCTCGAAGGATTGTCTCAGGCACTCGTAGAAGGCTCTGCAGCAGCGTCGAAAGTAGTTTTCCTTGTATCACCATCCAGCACTACCAAACCAAAGACCATAGCCGATGCTGGCAACGGTGCAATCGTTCAAGGACGACCCGAAGATGTAGGTGTCGTTCAAGTAGGTAAGACAGCTGACTTTAGAACAGCAGCTGAACAGATAAACACACTTGAACGTAGAATTAGTGATGCTTTCTTACTCTTAAATGTAAGACAGAGTGAGAGAACCACAGCTGAGGAGGTACGCCTTACTCAGATGGAACTAGAACAACAGTTAGGTGGACTATTCAGTTTACTTACAGTTGAATTCCTAGTACCATATTTGAATAGAACCTTACATATCTTACAACGTAACAAAGAATTACCAAAACTACCTAAGGACTTAGTACGTCCACAAATTGTGGCAGGTGTTAATGCGTTAGGTCGAGGACAGGATCAACAAAGTTTAGTCATGTTTATCCAAACCTTGGCACAAACAGTAGGACCTGATGTAATAGGACAGTTCTTAGATGCTGGAGAATTTATTAAACGTCTTGCAGCTGCTCAAGGTATTGATGTTCTTAATCTAATTAAGACTCAAGAAACCATGGAGCAAGAACGCATGGAGCAGCAACAACTAGCACAACAACAAGCGTTAGTAGAACAAGCAGGACAGTTTGCTAACTCACCACTAGCAGATCCAAGTAAGAACCAAGCAGTCGGTGAAGCAATGAGTCAAACCGCAGATCAATTAGGAAACAATGCAGAAGAGAACACCATCCAGACCCCAGAAGGTGGCTAAGAAACCACTACCTGAGGTAAGTAAACCAGAAACTCTGGTTGATAAAAAAGAAATAGCCAAGCCAACACAGTTTACAGCTAGAGCAAACATAGGACCTGATCCTGAATTAGTTACTACAGTTGGACTTGGTAATTTAAAAGTAACCACCGCTAAAGGATACAAAGAATGACAGAAAAACTAACGTATGATCCTACCCCAGCTGATGCTCCTGAATTATCAGAAGACGAACAGAACTCGTTAGAGGTTGCAGATAAACTACAACAAGAAGAAGCTGAACTCTTAGCAGGTAAATTTAAAAATGCTGAAGATCTTGAGAATGCATATTTAGAATTACAAAAAAAGTTAGGTTCAGAGGAATCACAATCACAACCAGACGAAGAAGATAAACCAGAAACTACAACTACTGAAGATAATACCTATAATGAAGATGGTACAGTTAACTATGAAACAGTTAATACCCAATACGGTGAGAAACTAGGAGCTTTATTCCAAGAAAATAATGTAGACCCATGGGAAATCAGTAAACATTTTCACGAAACAAAAGGTGAAATTACTGATGACATGTATAAAACATTAGAAGATACTGGATTATCTAGAGCTGCTATTGATTCTTATTTAACTGGTAGAGCAGCTGAATCAGGTTACACTAAATCTGAACAAGCTGACTTAACTGATGCAGAAGTTACCAAGATACAAACGTCTGTTGGTGGTGAAGCACAGTATAATAAAATGATAGGTTGGGCGACAGAAAATTTAGAACCAACTACTTTAGAAGCGTTCAATTCTTTGGTAGGTAATGGTGATTTTGATACTGTACAACTAGCAGTCGATGGACTGAAAGCACAGTATGAAAATGCCGAAGGTTATGAAGGTAAGATGCTTACTGGTAAACCTGCTAAATCATCTGGAGATGTATTCCGTAGTCAATC